GGATGCGTATGTTGAAAAGACAGGCCAATCAAATGAAGACGTATTGGCGGCAATGGCAAAAGAATCGTGGTTTACCGCAGACGAAGCGCTCGCGTTTGGTTTGGTGGACGAAGTCGTTGACCCCGTTAATTTAACCAACTGTTTTGAAGGCATTCAAAAAGACGCATTAAGCGTGTTTAAAAATACGCCGGATGCACTGTTAAACGCCATTTCAATGGAGCCAAAACCAAAAGCCGAGCCGTTATCCAATTCAATTATACCTTCTACCCAAGAGCCAAAACAGGTAAGTACTATGCCAAAATCAAATGAAGAGCTGCAAAACGCAGTAAAGAAAGAAAACCAACGCCAAGCGGCCATTCGTGGGCTGTGCTCTCAACATAAAGTGAAAGACGAATTGCTCAATGCCATGCTTGATGATATGGATTGCGATGAAGCCAATGCCGCGGCTCAAATCCTTGCTGCCATTGGTAATCAAAGCGCGACCGGCAAAGAAACCCCAACGCCTTCAAATGTCACACCAACACACATTCATGCTGGCAACGGCAACCACATCAAAGCGGAATTACAAAACGCCTTAAACGCCCGTTTAGGCACTGAAACGGTTGAGAAGGACAATTCATTCTCAAGTGATTCACTGCTTAACATGGCCAAGGCGTCATTAGGCAATAAAGGTAAAGGGCTGAGTAAACAAGACTTGGTGGCACGAGCGTTTAATACCAGTGATTTCTCTGAGATTTTAACCGAAGGGGTTCGAACGGTTATCCGTGATGAAGTGAATGTAAAAGCGCCGTTGTGGCGTCAATTTGCAAGTACTGAGCGCTTACCTAACTTTAAAGAAACCGAACTTATCACCATCAATGATGCACCCGATCTAATGGGTATTCAGGAAGATGGCGAATACAAACAAGCCCTAATCAAAGGAACGGGCGAGAAAATTCAACTGGCTACCTTTGGTCGTGAGTTTCGTATTACTCGCCAAGCCATCATCAATGATGAAATTTCCTTGCTGAGTAAAATTCCACGTAAGTTTTTCCAATCAGGCCGTCGTTTATCTGACAAGTTGATCTTCAATGCCATTCTGGCTGGAAAGATGAGTGATGGAAATTCGATTTTCTATGGTGATAACAATAAAACGGGTATTACTGCCGGTGATTACCAAGCGCTGATTCTTGCGATGCATAAAGCCCTGGCAACAACAGAAACCAGCGGCGGTGATGTTTTAGATTTAGAAAGCCAATTCATTCTGGCCAGTCACGATCATGCACCAATGATTGAAGCGGTATTGGCAACCGCCAGTAAGCCGGATGCCTTTAACCCTGCGTTCAATAAGTTCAAAGAAGTGATCAGCACTGGTCGCATGAAAGACGTGAATGGGGCGATTGGCTTAACCAGCAAAGACTTTGAAGCCGTCGTGATGGGCTTTTTAGATGGTCAAGAAGAGCCCTGGCTAGAAACGGGTGATGGCTTTACCTCTGATGGTGCCAAGATGCGTATCACTTATGACATTGTGGCGAAAGTGACTGATCGCCGTGGGTTATGTAAGGGCACATTTGCAACAAAATAAGTTGTTGGATTTTTAATTTATAGGAGCTTTTAGCTCCTTTTTTATAGGTAATGATTATGCATTTATGTGATGGAAACAAACTCAGTGTTACGGCACCTGCTGGTGGTTTTACTAAAGATGAGCCGTGTTTAGTGGGCGCTTTGCTTGTTGTTCCAAGTTTTAGCGCTGAAGAAGGTACCGTGGTGAGCTGTATGACTCGCGGTTTATTCGATGGTCCGATTAAAGCCGGTGATAACCCGATGTTTGATTGCTCGCCTGCGTATTTTGATGGTGTTGAATTTACCAAAACAATGCCAACGGAAGTGGATGCCGTCATTCAGCCAATTGGTGTGTTCGTCGATGGTGGTGTGCTGTTAACGGGTGGCTTAATCACTGAGATTAAAACGGCGTAATAAGGGGCGGTAATGTCTGATTTTGATGAAAACAGAGCGGATGCTTATGAAGCCATTTTGGATGCAATGGGCGATGAGAAAACGGCGATCTCTCCTAATGGAGAAACTTCAGTCATTACCGCTTATGTTAAGGCTCGCCAAAAAGAAGGGTTGCAGCGTCTAGCCATGATCACTGATAGCCAAATAGTGGAACAATCCACTGTCGAGCACAAAGGAAAAACCTATCGAGTGAGTTTTCAAAGCGGCTGCAATGGGATGTTTGACTACGCGTTGATGATGGAAAGTGCATCAAAACGTCGAGATTGGGCTGAATAGTATGCTGAGTGTAGAAACGGCTTGGCTCAAGGAGTTGGCCTATCTTCCTGAGCACATTGAACAAGCGGCCATGAAGGCGGCGCGACGAACCAATCAGTGGCTTGCGGTGAAAACCAGAGTGGAGATGAAAACAGAATTAAAACTGAAAACACTCAATGGACGTTTAAAACCGTTCAATCGAGTTAAGAATCATAATTACACTGGCAAGCTTTGGATTGGTACCAATGATTTGGCGGCTCATCGTTTTGGTGAGCCTATTCAATTAGGGGGTTCAGTGGTTCGAGTCGGCAATAAAGAATACGACAATGCCTTTGTTCGCTATATAGGAAAAGGTCATACACCCGTGGTATTCGAGCGGTATGCGCCACATTCTGGCAGTGCAAAAGCAAGACGCCAGATACGAGCGGTTACCGAGCCCATCGATAAAGAAACGGCTGATCTCATTGCCACATTAACCCCTCAAGTGGATGCTCAATTTAGGAAGTTCTTTGATGAAGAGATCATATCAATTACTGCGAAATCCGTCTGATTATGTCAAGGCGGTGATTGATCATTTAGAAACGGCATTAACCCTCAAGATCCCCAGTTCGTATAAACGGATGGCAAGCAGTCCTGAGACGGTTGAGATCACGTATCGATGTGGTCAATCCAAAATAATGAAAGAAGACACCAACGATGGCAGAGAAAAACACAGTATTGAGCTGATTTTTGCCATTACGGTAAACACCTCCAATGAGGACTTTGATTTAGAAGCCTTGGATGCTTCATCTCGTATCGAACGTGAATTTCAAAACAGTTATTTTGGGCTCGGTGAGTCGGTTGAATTGCCGGACTACATCGTTAATGAGCCTCAAATTATTGATGATGAGCATGGGTATCTCATTCGTGCAGTGACGGTGAGACAGTCGGTGTCCATTGGTGAGGTGGATGACTCTTGGTTGGAGTAAAAACCTATGTTCTCTCAAATCATGGAAAGGATCTTCTCTTTAGAAAATAAAGTGCTTGAGCAAGGGGATGAACTTGAAGAGCTGCGAGGTAATACGGCGAATCTTATTCGTCTTGCTGTGGTTGATAAGGCCAGTAAAACCACCGTGGATATAACAACGGGTGATAACGAGGTGAAAGACGTTCCGTTCTTTGTCTTTTGTAGCGGCAAGGTGAGTCATTATCGCCGTCCATCAAAGGGGGAATTATGCCTGTTGATTAATTTAGGCTCTGGCACCAATTTGAATAATGCGGTTGCCTTGATGGGATTGCCTTCTACTCAATACCCCGCGCCAACCACGAACGAGAATGAAGTGATGACCGATTATGGCAACGGCATGACGGAGCTTTATAACATCGAGAATGGAAAGCTTGTGGCCAAGTATCCAGGTGGTTATGAAATTCATGCGGACAGCAAACAAATTGGCAATCAACAAATCGAAGGAGACACCAAACAGAAAGGCAATATTGAAGCGACTAAAGAGATCTCTGATGGCGTTCGCAGTATGTCTGAAGATAGAAATCTCTTTAATGCCCATGATCATGTTTGTTCAGGTCCAGGCTCACCCTCTTCACCTCCAGGAGTAAATCAATAATGGCGCTCAATCTTGATATCTATCAGCTCATCATGAGCAATGGTCTGAAAATTTCAAACCCTGCGGTGAATGCTGGGCGTGAAACCAGTAACCAATTAATGGCATTAGAAACGGCCTTAAACAATCCAGCATTAGATTTACTCGGCATTGATTTGTCGGTGTTGAGCTCTGCAAGAGACAGAATAGCGAGCACGAATACTAATATCATCGGCAGCGTGAATGCCATGGCTACAACCGCGGATAATGCTATCCAGATGAGTTCGATGGCTCAACAAGTGAATCGATTGGATGCGTTGAGTGGGGCGGTTCCTGTCAGTTGTTCAAATACCACGGAATTGTTTGGTTCTATCCAAGGTGAGAATGATGCCGCCTTTGCGGTGATTAATAAGGCAGTGAGTGCGTTATTTCAAGCGATTAATGATTTCATAGGAGGGCTTATTGATGTTGATGCATTTGCAACATGGTTAGCCACCATCACCGATACGTTGTCACTGGCTGATAGCGATATTGCTGCGTTATTGAGCAAGGAATTAGCCAAAGCCAATGAGATAAAAAACAAAATTACCTCATCCGCCATCGCGCAAAATATTGCCATGCTTTGGGGTGATCCGTGTTCAAAAGCGGTGATGAACGATGTGTTACCCGATGATATAAAAAGGCTTTTATCATGATAGGGGTTGATCCAAAGACAGGCAAAACAGTGACAGGATTTGAAGCGCTTAAACGGCGCTTCATTCGTATCTTAACCACAGAAATATCAAGCCGAGTGAAACGACGAAAGGTGGGTAATCCGGCGTTACGTTGTCTCGGTAAACTGCAAACCCCACAAACCACATTAATTATTCAAAACCTCACGTTGTCGGCCTTCACTGAACATCAAAATGGCTTATCTGAGTTTAAAGCCACTCAGTGCACTGCAACCCCGACGGCGACAGGCTACTCGATTAAAGTGATTGGAAAATGGAAAGGCAATCAACTGAAACTTGAAGGTGAATTATGAGTATCCCGAATGCATTTGAAGCCCCGTCGTTTGAAACCTTGTTTGATGATTATGTGGCCTTTGCGGTTAATTACGTTCAAGAGTCGAACCCTGAAATGGCCGTTCAACTTGAAGAGGCGTTTCGTAATGAGGGGGAAACCTTAGCGCAAGTGACTCAAGCGTTCATGCTAAAACGTCTGGCTGAAATTCGTGAGCAGAACTATTGGGCTCTGCAGATGTTCCGTAAGTTCGTGACTGAAACTGACATGGTGGACTTGTTAGCGGCGCAATATCAATTAAAGCGTCAGACATTAATCCCAGAAGACAAGACGGTGTTTCCACCAAAAGCGGCGGTGATGGAAGGCAATGACAGTTTGCTGCAACGTTTTGACTTAGCGCCGTACATGTTTCACACCACAGGCACTCGCGCTGGTTATCGCTTTCATGCCTTAACTTTGGATGAAAGGCCAACCATAACGGTAAGCTCTGAATTAGACGCGGTAGTGATGCGCTTTGAGTTTCCAAAAGAGAGCCAACCGGCACAGGTTAAAGATGCCAGAGCCAAAATGCTGGTACCAAACAGCGGTCAAGTTCAGGTGGCGTTAGTTAGTCGTGAAAACCCTAATGGAACGGCAAGCCCCGAACTCATAAAACGCGCCAGTGATTATCTTAATCGTGACGACATTGCCCAAGAAACCGATGAAGTTACCGTGAAAAGCTGTGTGCCAAAACCGTATGTGATTGAAGCGACGTTATTCACAGGAGGCGATCCGGTGAATGATATTTCAAAAGAAGAAGCCCAAAGCGCCGCATTAGTTTTTGCAGAGAAAAGCCAATTACTTGAAGGGCGAGTGGAGCGGCTTGAACTTGGTCATGTGTTTTATTCACTGGGTGCAAAGCGTGTCGAGATAACCAAACCCTCAAACGATGTTTTATGTTTGTGGGATGAAGCGCCGCACTGCACAGAGGTGATCATCAATGTTAAAGCCCAATGAGTTTGTATCGGTTCAACCTGAGAATCGAACCTTGATTGAAGAGGGATTAGAGTTTGCCTGGCATAGCTTATTAAGTGCATCAGAAAATCCGTATCCAGAATTGAAACAACCCCTTTTAACCTCTGATGAATTTGTGTCACTGCTTGCCTCTGAGCGTGGCGTATTGGATTGGCAACCCAATGACACGATGAAACAGAGACGAGAAACCACAGAGCAAGCCTTTGCTATTCATCGAAAAGCAGGAACTCGTTTTGGTTTATCTCAAGCTTTGAGCGTGTTGAATATCACCACAGAAATGAAAAAAGGGGCATTGGTGTATTCACTAAAAATTGATGGTTATTTATCCGCTCTCCCTATTGATAAAGAAACCACAGCAAGGGTGGCGTCTCGAATTGATAACTACAAATCAGAGCGCGATACGGTGGACATAGCCCTTATTCGCTCTGCAGATTCACACGCCTTTATAGGCTCAACCATTCAAACCGGTGTTGTTATAGAAATAGGTGCCGCATGAGTACAGGATATTTAAATTACATTACATTGGCTGGGCTTGATGAAGAAGCGCTGGCCAAAGAAGAAGGCCGTAAGGTTACGATTGAAAAAGTGGTTATTGGTCTTGGGTTACTTCCAGAGAATGAGCAGCCACAAAATCAAACGGCGTTATTACAACCTAAAGCAGAAGCGGTGTGTTTTGTAAAAGCGATAGATACTGAGCATGGTTTTTATCGTGTTGAAGCGGATATTCCTATTCCTGATGAGGGTTATAATTATTTTGAAATTGGTAGCTTAACTGATACCGGCGTTCTTTATTCATACGCACGCTCTCGCGGTGATTATGTGGCTGGAAGTGCCGATTCTGATGGGAAACTCACACGAATCCGATTGAACTTTAGAACGGATAATTCAGAGCTAATTACCATCACGCAAGATGATTCGGTGCTCTATACGCCCATTACGGATTTTGAAGCGCATGTTGAAGATTTTAATGATCATGTTAAGGCTGATAAAGCCCATGAGCAGTATGAGCGTAAAGACAATGCGGCAACCGATGCAGACATTGACTCAGAATCGAAAGAGAAAAAACACGTTAAGTTGCCACAACTTTGGCGAGCGTTAACCCCTCAACGATTGATTGATAAGTTGTGGTTGGGGCTTGCTGCAAAAATATTTCCAGTAGGGGCTGCCATCCCTTGGTTTACTGATATTGCTCCAAATGGTTTTGCTATTATGAAAAACCAAGTGTTCGATAAAATAGCCAATCCACAATGTGCCTTGATATGGCCTGATGGCATCATTCCTGATATGCGTGGCTGTGGTGTTATTGGAAAGGAAGACGGCGAAACGATTGGTGTTTTTGAAGAAGGACAAGTAAAAGAGCATGGGCATGAAGGTTCAAGTGTTGGGTCAACTAATTTAGGGACCAAAACCACGAATACTGATACCCATTATCATACTTACGCCAAAATGAGACCTAGTTATTCTAACCAACACGGTAAGAATCCGTGGACAACGTATGGAACCGAAACAAGAAATACGTCTTCAGATAGCCATAACCATACGGTAGTTATTGGATCTCATGTTCATACCATAATGATTGCTTTATTTGGTGCACTCAAAAATACGATAAACCACCGTAAAGTTAACTGGATAGTGAGGCTTGCATAATGAATAACATTCAAAAGAAATCAGTTACTTTACACATATCACGAATTCATCCTGATGGTTGGTGGCTTGGTAATGGTGAAGAGCATGTTGCAGCAGGAACTGCATTAGGTGCTGATTGCACTGAAAACATTTATGAGCCAAGTACGGGTGGTGTTACTGGCAAGTATGATCATAAACAAAATACCTGGTTAGAAGTTGAAGACAAATCAGCGTATGAGTTTTGGTCTCCAATCGGTGAGGCTTTTGTTATTGGTGTTCCTGATGGGGATTACCCTGAATGGGCTGTGAAAGACGCGCCACCAAAACACGATAAAGAAATTCAAACCGCTCTTTATGATAATGGTAAATGGAAAGTGTTTGGGATCTTACTTGGTGAAACCTATTGGGATAGTGAGACGAATGAGTTTGTTATCTCTGATTATAATTTCACATTACCAGATAAGCATTCTTTCACTAAACCACCAGAGTCAAAGGAAGGCTTTGAGGTTCGTTTAATCAATAATCAATGGAAACAGCTTGAAGACCATCGTGAGAAAATTGCGTTTGCTAAAGATCGTGATAACGATGAGAAAGGGGATTATCAAGTTGAAGAGCTCGGTGCTATTCCTGAAACTCATACCTTACTAGCGCCTGAGCAATTTGATTCATGGAGTGAAGCACTTGGGGTTTGGCAATACGATGAAGCGCGTTATCGCCCTCATTGGATTGAAACAGAAAAGCAGTGGCAGCAAGACGTGTTAACTAACGTTGAAGCTCAATTGCTGTTTTATGCCCAGGACAAACAAATCCCTGAGATCTATTCTGAGCTTCGTAAAACCAATTATACGGAAGATGAGTATTACCGACTCCTTGGTGATCGTATTCTCTTAAATGAATACGTTGAGCAAGACGATTTCCCTGAATGCGGCAGACCTCAATTATCAGGAGTAGTACCAAGCTAATCACATCAACCAATCACTTCAGAACCCAGCCATTGGCTGGGTTTTCTTTTATCTAGCCACAGGAAAACCCTATGGACAAAAAGAGCAAAAGCGATGGGCGAATTGAATATCAAATTCTAAAGCCCTTTCGATTGGCCAAACGTTGGGTTCTGCTCAATGAAAAGACCATTCGTCTCCATCCACGACAAGCCAGCTTTCTTTTATTGAATGGAAAGATTGGAAAGCCAGTTAATCAACCAACGAAAGCCGAGGTGAAATAATGGCAGAAATGATCCCAATTCAAGATTTTGAATTAAACGGCGCTGAAGTTATTGCGATTGAGCCATTACCAAGTATGGGTCCATTGGCTCAGCATGTGGTGTGCTTAGTTGGAACCGCGCCCAATAAACATACCTCCATTGCTTACAATGAGCCGGTGCGTTTATTTGATTATCCGCAAGCTAAAATGATGCTCGATACGACTAATACCAGTGAAGGGACATTGCCGTTATTGGCGCGTTACCTATTGGGTTATGTTCGTGCGGTGTTCTATGTGATTGTGGTTGAAGAAGGCGTCGATAAACCAGCCACAGAAACCAAGGTGATTGGTGGTATTGATGCAGATACCGGCGCGACATCAGGCTTGTTTTCAATTAAAGGGTGCCCTGAAACTCCAACCTTGATTGGTGCACCAGGCTTTAATTCGATCCCATTTGTTCAGAAACTTTGCACGGTGGCGCGTGATATTCATTGTCGTCCAATTGTCGATGGACCAAACACTAACGACACTGAAGCGGCGACGTTCGCCGGTGAATTTGGTGCTGAAGGAACAGGGCAAGATAAACTCAGTATTATTGACCCATGGTTCATTAAAACCTATGACGGTTTACCTACGGTATTGCCAGCGTCCATCGCATTGATTGGCGCAATGGCGGCGATTGAGGGGTATGAATCACCACAAAACCAAGGGGTGTTGTGTGATGAGCCTTGTCGCTTAGTGACTTACAAAATTGGGGATAAAACCACACAAGCGAACTTCTTAAATAAACACGGTGTTGTCACGATGGCCACAACGCGAATGGGTGGCGTGTCTATCATTGGTAATCGAACCAATACGGGGCGCTTTATGGCTCATGTGGGTTTAGAAGATCTAATGGTACGCAAACTAGAAGAAACCTCTCAGCCCTACATGGGCAAATTGCTCACCGAAGAGTTCATGGACAGTGTGGTTGAGCGCTTGAGCAACTGGGGGCAATCCTTAGTGGCTGATGGTGTTATTCCCGTCTTTCGTGCGTATTTGCACCCAAGTAAAAACAACCTTGAAAACTACAACTCAGGGCGTTGGTTCTTGTGTGTGGATTATGGCCGTTATAGCCCGAATGAGCACATGGTGTATGAAATGTCGGTGGATAATGGATTAATTGAGCAATGGCTTGAGGAGACAGTAAATGGTTGATCGCGTTCGATTACGATTATCAGCGGTGGTGCAAGATGTGCCATTGGTGAATGAGATCGTGGAATTCAGTGCGCCAGAAGTGACGTTTAAAACCGCGGCGAATGAAGGGCAGTTTGTTCAAAGTGAAGACGTTGTTGGGATTGATTTACTTAAATGGTCAATGAAGATCCGAGGTAAGCACGCCGACTTGGTGATGTCACTGGGTCGTTATGCGTTATCTGAAGCGCAAGTGAATGTGACTGAAAAAGGCAAAGACAGCAACAATGGTGGGTATAAGGCGCAATACTCTCTTTATTCTACCATTGGCTCAATTAAGCAAGAGACCGTCAAGATGGGAGAAAAGCCGGTATGTACCATTGAGGGCACCTGTAAATCTTACAAGCTGATAGATAACGGTAAAACGGTGTATGACATTGATACCCGAACCGGAAAAACCACCATTGGCGGTGTCAATCTTATGGGTCAATACGGCGCGACGGCGTAACCACATTATGACATTACTTTTAATAGGAGCTTCGGCTCCTTTTTTTGATCGAGATAATTATGAAAAATACTTCTGCATTGCCATTTTTTCGTTTAAATGACAGCGACACCCTGACCATTTCTTCTATGACACTTGAAGTGTTTCGAAAGCTCCCATCCATCAACAAAGAAGGAAAACTCACTGATAAAGAGCTTTTTGACCAACAAAAAGCAGTCATTCTTGAAACGACAGTATTAACAGAAGAGCAGTTTGAAGCGTTAACCGCGCCCGATTTTAATACCTTAGCCAATGATTGTACGGCTTACATTTTAACGGGCAGTGATGAACTCCAAGGTAAGAAACTGGCGAACGACTGCTATGAATTTGATTTACTTTTCCCATTTGAAAATGAAGTGGGTGAGAAGATTGAGCACATCAAATTTACGGTACCTAAAGTGAAGCATTCACAAGCGCTGACAGACATCAGTGAAAAGCAATTGCGTGAAGATTTTATGTTCCAGGTGGTGTGTGATTTGGATAAAGAAGATCTGCAGAAGATGTCGGTGAATGATTACTTAACGATTAAGCCGAAGGTCGGTGATTTTTTTCTACAGTCGGCGGCTTACTTTCAAGTGACGACGTCGAAAACTTAATTGATGTGATCCCGATGTACCGCAATACCTCCGAAACCGAATTAAAGGAATGGCGGCAGGATTTAGCGGTGCATCGATACGAGCTGATTTTAACTAAGCTGGGGATTAAGAAGCGATGAGCAATCAAAAAAGCAAAGTGTCCTTGCTGCTTGATGTTACAACCAAAGGCTTGGGGGATGTAGTATCAACCACCAAAGCCACTGAAAAGTTAAATAATACGCTTGAGCAACAGCGTAATGATGTGGCTGCCTTAAACCGAGACTTAAAAAAGGTCGAAGGCTATCAAGCCACGGAGCAATCACTGCAAAAGGTGAATGCCAAACTTGATGCCTCAAAGGTGAAATTATCAGGACTTGGTGCAGAGCTTAGCGACAGTCAGAAGAAAAATCGAACTCTGGCTGAAAGCTATAAAAGCACTGAACAATCACTGGGTTTACTTCATAAGAAATTAGCCGATCCCACGGCGTTTAATCTCTCTCAATCTGAAACCAAATCGTTAGGTGTTGAGGTTGCCAAAACAGAGCTGCGCCTTGAAAAGCTCTCCGATGAAATGGCTAGCAATGCCATTCACACCAACAAACTGCGCTCATCCCAATATCAAGCCAAGAAACAGATAGACCGTTATTCCTCAAGCAGTGATACCCAATCGGCTAAACTTAAAAAGCTGCAGAGTGAATTGAAAGGCGCTGGCCTTAATACCGATAAGCTATCAGATGAGCAGCAACGACTAAAAACCGCGAGTGAGCGAGCCACTGGCGCGTTAGAAAAACAAGGACGACAACTCAAAGAGCTCAATTCTATTCAAGGCCGAATAGATAAACGCAATGCTAAGTTAGGTGAGTTAAGAGGCCAAGCCTCTGGTCTTGCCATGGCCGCCGCTCCAATTGCGGGCACCATGTATGCGGCGATTAAGAATGAATCTTCTTTTGCGGATGTGAAGAAGGTGCTCTCTGATAAAAATGATCCTCAAGATGCAGCTAAAATGAAGGCGTTGAAAGACTGGTCATTGAAAGAGTCGGGCAATATGCCGATGTCAGCGAGTGAGATAAACGCGATGTTGGCGGCGGGTGGTCAAAGTGGCATTAAAGATCATGAAAAGCTCAAAGCATTTGTGATTGATTCGGCCAAGATGGGCGTGGCGTTTGATATGGAGGCAGGTGAAGCCGGTGAAACGCTCGCCACCTTTAAAGCCTCAATGGGACTAGATCAAAAAGGGGCGGTCGGGTTAGCCGGTCTTTCTAACTATCTTTCAAATAACTCCAATGCAAAAGCCAAAGACATTGCTTCGGTCATGGCGCGTGAAGGAGCGACGGCCAAAACGGGTGGTTTTAAGATCAATGAGTCTGCCGCGTTGGCGGCGTCCTTACTTTCAACGGGGATGAATGAAGAGCGAGCCGCAACGGCACTGAAAAATATCTCAGGACGTTTGACGTTAGGTGATGCGGCCAGTGGCAATCAACAAAAAGCCCTGAATTCATTGGGTTTTGACTCTGGTTCATTAGCGGCTGATATGCAAAGTGATGCATCAGGAACGTTATTAGAGGTACTTGATGCCTTAAAGAATGCCCCACTTGAAGAGCAGAGTGCACTTATTTCACAGATCTTTGGGGAAGAGGCCAAAGGCGCGGTGGCGGCATTAGCCGGTAACACCAAAAACTTCACTGAAATTTTAAAACTCGCCAATGAAAGCCAGAAAGTGCACGTGCAATCGTTGCAAGATGAATACGATGCGCGTGTGAATACCTCAGAGAATGGCATTAAACAGTTTGTGAATAAACTCAATGCGTTGGCGGTTGTTCTTGGTGAAAAGTTATTGCCAGGACTGAACTGGGTATTAACCCCATTGGGTGCAATGGTTGATGGGGTTACCGCGTTTGCACAAGAAAGTGATGTGCTTGTGCCAATCATTATGGGCGGTATTGGGGCAATACTTGCGTTTAAAACCGCATTAATTGCAGGGAAAGCGGCGTCATTACTCTTTGGTAATACGGTTGATAAAACCCGTTTGTTTAAAAAAGGCCTAAACCGAGAAACGAAAGAAAGTGGAAAAGCGGCCTCTTATGCGACTAAGGCATTTAAAGGGTTAAACCAAGAGCTTCGACGCACTGGTGGTTCAAGACGATCACGCGGTGGCTCAGGTAAACGATCTGGACGACGCTCTCGATCTAGAAATCCATTATCTCGTGTTGCTCGCTCATTCAGTCATTCTAAAAAAGGCATTCCATTGGCGTTGGCTGGCGGAGCGATTGCCAGTTTACCAGGCATGGCAATGGCACAAGATGCGATCGATATGGGGGCGGATATGGCGCAGTCTGCAGGGCGATTGGGACTTGCCAAAGTATTACGACCATTGAACATGGCTATCAGTGGTATTGATGCGGTTCAATCATTGTCAGAAGGAGACACGGAAGGGGCAGGCAGCTCACTTGGCAGCTTGATCGGTGGTATGGGGGGCGCATCATTAGGCGCGGCGATTGGTACGATGATTTTGCCTGGCATTGGGACCATGATTGGCGGTCTTGCAGGATCAATGATTGGGGACATGGGCGGTGAAATGCTCGGGGGTTGGTTTGGCAGTAAACTCGCCTCATCCGATGAAGTCAGCCAAAAGGTGGAAGAGAAAGCCAACAAAGAGACGTTGAATGCACAAAACTCTGGGGTTCACTTTGCTCCTCAAATCAATATTACGCCTTCTAAAAATCAAGATGAAGTGGCGATTGCTAAACACGTCACAGAGCAAATGCAGCAACAATTCAGTTACCTCATGGGCGGACACTCTATTGAGTCTCGCTTTAATTATGCCGGTATCGACAGAGGATAAGGAGTCATTACATGCATCACCTTGTTATTGGTGAGTTTGTATTTTCGGTGGGGGATAAAACCCCCATTATGAAAATGAACCGCGTCACGACGGGCCGTTTTACTGAAACAAGTCTGGTTGATGGGGCGATGTCATCACCCACGGGGAAACCCCTTGAAACCCTCTCTATTACGGCCAAATGGCTACGCCAAACCGCAGAAGGTAACGTCGAGCGATTACGAAAGATGGTCGATGAGCCACAACAAATCAGCAACGGTGGAGGGGTAAATCTTGGGCAGTGGACGATTAAAAGCATCAATGAAGGAAAATCAGAGTTGGTGCATAACGGCTCGGCGCAAGTAACCGACGTCACCCTTGAGTTATTGGAGTTTCGATGAAAGTCACCGTACAGAAAGGAGAGATCATTACCGACGTTCTCTTTAAACACACTGGTCAAGATGATGACCAATTAGAAACCGACTTCTATCAATTAAATCCTCACGTTCGTGGGGATTTTTTTATGGAAGAAACCATGGTCACCATTCCTGAAGTCAGCTTTAAACAAAATATCAAAGAGGTAAA